CAAGAATGATTTTTTTAGATAGCAGATATGTTGATGGAACTTTATTTAAGGCTTGGCACGCTGGTAAACAAGAATACCATTTAACAGTATTTAGAAATTATCCGACAACCCTACTAGGTTACTTTATCTATGAGTGGGTTGAAACTGACCGCCTAGATTTATTGGCTAAAAAATTTTTAGGAAACTCTTCTTTGTGGTGGAAAATACTTGATATAAATCCAGAAATTATAAACCCTCAAGACATTTCTGCTGGTACTCAACTTAGGATTCCAAATGCGTAATACGGGAACTCAAAGCAGACTTAGTAGTTATTACAGTGTGTCGTATCCTGACTTTCCATCTATTGACATACAACCAAACGAAGTTGTATTGCATCAAGAGATGGGTAAGCACGACATCCTTGAATTACGATACACCCTCTTAACTCCCTTTATTCTTAAAGCATTAAAGACTGGAACTCCAGTTCAACTTACTTGGAAAAATGATAAAGTGTCTGGAAACTTCTTTGGTTATACCACTGTTGTATCTTTGCCAATTAAATATCAAGATTATCAAGAAACTAAAATTCAATGTGTAGGAACTTCTTATCCTTTAAAAGAATCAAGTTTTAAAATTTGGACTAATAAAACGGCTTCTCAAATAGCCATTGAACTTGCTAAAAAAGCAAAACTAAAGCCAATGGTTACTCCACATAAGACAATCTTTACTCAACAATCTTTATCTGGAAAATCTTATTGGGAAAAATTAAACGAACTTGCGGAAACCATTGGTTATGGAATGCAAGTCTCTGGCACTGAACTACACTTTCATCCAATTGATAAAATGATTAATCAATTTATGACAACAATCCCCGTTCTATATTCTGATAACTCTTTTGTTTCCCCATTTAATAATTTTAATGCGCCAACATTAGATGCCTTTGAGGCTCGTATCGGAGATTACCTTGAGACCTCTGGTGAACCAAATAGGAGTACGAACATAGTAACTGGCGTTGATCCTGTAACTGGAAAGGTATATTCATCAACAACTTCTCCAAACAAAGTTGGAAAATCAATACGAACAAATACTAAAGATCCTTTATTTTTAAAAAATAGAACAGGCATTGTAGTAAATAGCAGCGCTATGGCTAAGTCATTATCTGAAGCAGCCTCTCATTTAGGAAGGTTATCTATCCCAGGAAAAGGCAAGGCGCAAGGCGATCCAAGAATTGCTCCTTGGAGAACTGTTGAGGTTCAAGGAACTCAGGGTGGGGGAGATGGCTTTTGGGTTATAAAAAAAGCAATTCATTCTCTTTATATTTCGGGAGAGTATGGGGTGGAGTTTGAATGTCGTACAGATGGTGTAGGAGGTAATAAGCCGAGTGCTTTTAGACCATCCTCTGCTGGCACTGTTCCATACAGAAATATACAAAATGATATGATAGGTAATTCAAAAAATAAACCAAGTGTGACTACGTTGAACTCTAGTAAGACACTAGTTTCGCAAGGCTCATCGGGATATAAAACAACCCCTAGAAATTGGAGAGGTAACTAATGGCTCAGAAAGCAATTGCACTTCCCTTCTCTATTGATTCTTATGGAAAGGTAAGTTCAACCCAATCTCAATCTAAAATATGGTCTGATCGAGTTAAGTCTGTTTTAGCCACCTCTTTGAGAGAACGAGTAATGCGACCAAATTTTGGAACTTTAATTCCTTACACTTTGTTTAATTCAGAAACTGAAGCAACCGCTCAAATTCAATCAGAGGTTGAAAAAGCCTTTGCTCAACAGTTAGACTTACTGACTCTTCAACAAACAAATGTAACAAGTGACATTTATACAAGTACTTTAACCGTTGAAGTTATTTACGGGTTACCAAACGATGAGGTTACTAGCACACTCATTGGCTTGGTCTTCTCTCAAGGTGCTAACCCAATCTACGAGGAGTTACTATGACCGTTGCGCCCGCATCGAATATCCCTATTTCAATTGATTACACAGGAAGGGATTACTACTCACTTCGTGAAGAATTAATTGCCAGAATTCAAAATCGTATACCTGAATGGAATGCTTCTGACCCAGCAGATTTTGGTGTTGCCCTAGTAGAAGCCTTTGCATATATGGGAGACTTAGTCTCTTATTATATTGATCGAGTTGCTAATGAATCATATATTAGAACCGCAACACAAAGAGAAAGTTTATTAAACATCGCTTTAACTTACGGCTACACTCCAGCGGGCTATAGAAATGCAACAGTAGATTTAGTCTTCACTAACTCATCTGATGCTGAAGTAACTATACCTGCAGGAACGGTTGTGAGTGGCCAAGTAATTATTGATGACACTGTTGAAACAGTATATTTTACAACTGTTGCTGAGGCTGTAGTGGATGCAATTGTTGGAGAAAATCCTGGAGAATATACAGTCAGTGCTTCTGAAGGACGGTCCGTAACATTAGTTGCTGATGACACCACTGCATACGGAGAGTTAGTTGGAACCTCTACTGGAACTCCAGCAATGCGATTTGTTCTTGGAGAGTCACCTGTAGTTGATGGTTCTGTAGAAGTATACGTTCAAGATGGAGATTTATTTTCTAAGTGGACGCAAGTTGAACATCTAATTGATTACTCAACTAATGACTTAGTTTATTCTTTGTTTATTGATGAAAACAATTTTGTTTACGTAACCTTTGGTGACGGTGTTTCGGGTGTAATTCCAACCAATGCTTCTGAAATTAGAGCGCTGTACACTGTTGGTGGTGGTGCTATTGGTAACATTGAGCCAGCGACTATAGATACAATTGAATATCTTCCTGGGTTATCAGAAGGCCAAACAACTGCAGTGCAAGGCGCTATAACAGTAACAAATGAAATTACCGCCCTTGGTGGTTCTAATCCTGAAACTAATGATCAAATTAGAGCATCAGCACCAGCCTCTCTTCGTTCTGGTAATAGAGCGGTAACACTAAAAGATTTTTCAGATCTTGCACTATCTGTTAGCGGAATTGGTAAAGCCAATGCAACCGCTGCAGTTTGGACTTCGGTTACACTGTATATAGCACCAAGTAGGTCTGCAACTGATACAGATATTGCTCCTGGCTTAGATGACAACGATGACCCGACCGCAGAGTTTGAAAGAATACAAGAAGACGTAGAAGAGTTTTTAACTGACAAGGTACTAATAGGGACAACAGTTACAGTTCAACCTCCTACTTATACCGATTTAATTTGTACTCTTGCTTATACAAAGACTGACCAGTATACAACTGCAGAGGTAGAAGAGAACATAAAGATTGCTATCTTAACTGGCTTTGGTTATGTAAATGCAACCTTTGCAGAAACTATTTATCCAAGAGATGTTGAGTTCATGGTGTTACAAGCACCTGGTGTAAAGACCGTAAATGTTACGGCTCTGCATTTAGCGGCTGGTTCTGGAGCCAATACTATGGTAGGAACCGCTGGACAAATCTGGCGTTTTCAAGAAGCAAATCTAAATATTGCCGCCATCTAATGAGTAACTTATCTGGAATATATAGGGGTATTGTAAAGAACAATACTGATCCCAAAAAACAAAACCGTTTAAAGATATCTATTCCTCAGTTAATTGGAACTCAAATTACTGATTGGGTAGATGCAGCCGAACCTGCTGGAATACGAACAGACCTCCCAGCAGTAGGTCAAGGTATTTGGGTTTCATTTATTGGTGGAAACATAAACTATCCAGTATGGCTTGGTGCGTTTGGTAAAAATAAAGGTAAGAATAAAAAGATCTTTATTAAACCCTTAGCAAATACAACCTCTCTAACAGGATTGTCGGCACATGTAATAACTGCTAAAAAGTCTGATGGAACTACAGAAGTAGACTTGACCGCTACCTTTATGGCTTTAGCAAATAAGGTAAAGAGTTTAGAGACACGTATGACAACGGCAGAAGGAAAAATAACTACCTTGGAAGGAAAGGTCTCTACCTTAGAGTCACAGATGACAGGAAAAGCCGATACAGGACATACCCATTAATAGTTAAGACAGTAAATAGGGGGCAAACAAGAGAAAATAGACCGTTAGGTCTGAGAGGAAATTAAGTGACAGCAGCATACCCATCGTCCGTAAAGTCCTTTACTACAAAGGTAGACTTTACCGATACCGTCCTTGCCGAGCACGTAAATAGCCTTCAAGAAGAAGTTAACGCTCTTCAAAACAATATTGGCACTCTTATTAAGACAGGCTCTGGTTGGGTAGGAGAGTTTGACCTTGTCACCACTGCTTGGAATACTTTAAAAGATCGTATTGCAAATATTGAATATGGTATAAAAGATATTTACGACGAGTATGTTTCTGATGTAGGTGGTTCAGTAATTGTTTCATCTGCTATTGGAGTAAAGAGTCTAGTAGTAAGAGCAAGGGCTAGTCAGACCGCAAACCTAGTTGAGTTTCAAACTTCAGCATCTGCAGTTGTAACTAAAGTTCTTCCAGACGGAACTATACAGACACGGGGCAAAGAATTAGTACCAGTTATTTATGCAGCAACTCAACCAACTGGAGCAGACTTTGCTGTTGGAACTATTTGGGTTGATTCATCAATTGATGTAGATGCAACCGCAGTTACAAGTAGCGGATCATTAAACGACACTCTAATGTTAATGGGAGGTTAATGTGGCAAAGGCTTCGTATGTATGGAGTGGAAGCGAGTGGGTCCCTGTTGCCTCAGCATTTCCTGCCGCTCACCAGAGAGGTATTGAGAACAGTGCAGCAACTACCTACACCCTTGACGTAAACGATACTGGTAAAGCAATTGTATTTTCAAGCAGCAGTCCTGTAACTGTAACTATTCCAGATGACTCTACCTTTGAATTTGTAACTGGACAAACCTTTATTATCATTCAAAATGGAACAGGAACTGTATCTATAACTACAGAGGATGTGGCAAATCTATATTCTTCTGTTGCAACTGGCACAGTTGATTTAAACAGTCAATACTCAGTAGCAACTCTTATTAAAATTGATAGTGATGATTGGGTTATTTACGGCGATATAGTAAGTCCTTAAGGAGCAATAGGCTGTGGCTAGATATGGTATAAATTATTACGGTGCGTCGACTTACGGTGCGTTTGTTAAACTTGCTTTTTCTGTCGAACCTATGTCTACATTGGTTTTGGACTTTACAAAAGTATTAGTTAAGTGGCAGACCCCTCGTGGAGAATTTTCTAGAATTAGATTACTTAGAAGTCAAGTTGGGTTTCCAGAAACCGCAGAAGATGGCATCATTATTTTTGATGAGTTTGCTACAGAAGGAAATGTCTCCCGTGTAGAGTTTATTGATGGAGAAGACAACCCTTCGGATGTTCCATTAATTCCTGGAAGACAAACTTACTATCGAGTTTATTTATTTACTGATCAAAATGTTTGGAGAGTTGCGGGTTCTATTTCTGCAATTGTTCCATCAAACCACAACGTGCAAACAACTTTTATGAATAATCTTCCAAGAGTATTTACAAGCAGCGAACAAGGTTCTTTTGGCACAGTCGACACCACATCAGCCTTGTACAACTTTGTGGAGGGATTAACATTTTCGCAAGAACAACTTTATACATTGCTTGATCTCTTAAAACCAAGACATACAGGCATTGAAACTCCAATAGAACTACTGCCAATAGAGGTGGCAAGTCTTGGGTTAACACCAGAGGCTGGACTTCCTACAAAAAATAGAAAGAGACTTGTACGAGAAGCAAACTATATGTATGCCCGTAAAGGAACACGACTTGCATTAGAAACATACTCCGAATCATTAACTGGATTTGAACCAACTATTACTGTTTCAGAAAACTTACTGTTGACTGTTCAAGACTCTACTTTTTATGGAGGAATTGGTAATTGGGTTGCTAGTAACGCAGTACTAACCTCTAGCACTGAGCAAGTTCCCGACTCAAATACAAATCAAATAGATACAACAAAGACTGGAAAAGTAGTTGCATCTGGATCTGGCAGCATAGTACTAGGTGCCTCAAATATAATTACAAAAGGTGTTCCAGTATTACCTAGCACTGAATATGTGGTTTCATGCAAATTAAAGTCTCCTGCAAGTGCGGGTAATATAACTTTATCAGTAAGATTTTATGACAAAGATGGAATAGCAACGTCTGCAGCAAATACCGCTACCGCTGTTGCTGCTAATAATACTTGGAAGTCCGCAAGTAAAACCGCAACATCAGATGCTACTTCTTCATATGCAATTATAACTATTGCATATAGCGCTGCTGGTACTTACTATATAGATCAGGTCTGTATGCAAGAAGGTAACACAGTTGCTTACGATGAAGCACGTGCTGTTGATTTGTTCTTACTTCCTTTAAAAACAAACTACATTAAAAACCCATCCTTTGAGGTTAACTCAACTACATGGGCATTAAGTGGAGCAACCTTTACACAAGACGCAAGTGTTCCAACATACGGGTATTCAGGAGAGTACAGTGGTAAATTTGTAGTAACAAATCCGTGGAGCATTACCACTGACTATGAAATACCTGTGACTCCTGGAAAATACTACACAGCCTCTGCATCAATAAAAGCAAATGCTGTTTTATCTGCAAATTTAAAAATTACATTTTATGACGAGGCTGACGCTGTTGTAGAGACTGTAACTCAAGCAATCTCGGTAACTACCTCCTTTGCAAACTTTACTCTAACTGGATTAACAGATTCTTCAGCAGAGGCCTCTTATGCCAAGGTATCCTTTTATGGAACCACCGCTGGAACTATCTACCTTGATTTAATTCAATTTGAACAATCTCAAGTAGCCACAGATTATTTTGACGGTTCTCTTCCTTCAGACTTTGGAGCGGTATGGGAGGGAACTGATGACGCTTCTTACAGCCATTTGTATCCAAATAAACCTAAGAAGATTCCTAGGTTGGGTAAGACTATGAATGATTGGGTACCCCAGAACGCCTTCTGGAGAGTACGCACATATGATGGAGTGGAGTACACCACCACTACGGTGTAGGATCTTGGGCTATGACTACAGACATAGTTATCCCAGTACTACTCACAGGAATGGCAGTTACATACGTAATTGAATTTCTAGATCTATTTATCTCTGGTTTTATTACTAAGCCAACTCTAAATAAATACTTTGCATTGCCTTTAAGTTTTTTAGGTCTTTGGGCGCAGATGGATTTGTATTATGATTTCTTTGTATTAGTTCCTGCTGCAACATTTGTTTCATTAGCAATTGGAATGTATCTTAATAAACCAGTAATTGTTAAGGCACCAAATCGGTTAACTCAACTCTAGGAGCACAATGAATATTGCGGTAATATCTTTTCAAGACGTCTGCGTTGATGAGGGGATGCTTGAGTTAATAAATAAATATGGCAAAGACAAAGAGTTACGAGTACTTCTTCCAGTAACGGGAAGTGAGAACCATTTTGCCGAGAACGTTATGGACGTATGTAGAGACCATTCTGTAAAGGTCACCTGTTTCATTGTCAACGCAATGGACATAGACCACATACTTTTAAATGCAGATGACATTGTGATCACTGATAATCCTGTCAAGGAGATTGTCAGACAGATTACTACCGAAGATACTTTGGGTATTGTTTGGGATGACTCACCGCAGGCTCACTTCATTCTCCATGCCATTGAGGACTTTGGCATTGAGGTATGGGACATAACTGAGGGACTTGATCAGATAGAGGTTGAGTTCACTGAATCTCAGGAGGATGTCTATAAGGCTATGATGGATAGTATGGCGATATTTGTGGAACACATGGCTGACTACATAATGACATCTGTTCTAGATGTCTTGGCTGAGACTGTGGCAAAGAGGATCGAAGAGGACGGGAAAGACATTCTCCCCTTTAAGGATGACGATCTGTGAGAATCCCTTCAGAGGCTTTTTCTGGTCTCCTTACCGATTATCAGTTCCGACTACTAGTCACCATGTACCAGTTAGCGGGCTCCAAGGGTCGTTTTAAGACATCAGTAGCAGAGTTGTGTAGACAGACCAACAAAAACTCAGACCGAACTGTTAGAACAGCCCTCAAGGCTTTAGAGAGCCATGGCTTTATAATCAAGACACCTGGAAAACGGGCTAACGGATTTAAGGGAATGGATACTTACGAGGTGGTAGAAAATTACCGCACTGATAAAAAAGATGCTAAAAATTACCGCACTGAAAATTACCGCACCTCACATGACTATAAGTCACCTAGTAGTATGACTAATAAGTCATTAGTACCTAATAGTCTAGATAGTAATAAATTAAAAGATTCTGAATCCAAAAGGATTCTAATGAAAGAGATACGAGTACCTATGAGAGAATATCAAGATGATGGAGATAATCTGGCAGGCTTTGGGTTGGTCGAACCAAAAGATGCTTCGCAGCCTAAGATCAGAAAATCCGATCCTAAGACTAGGGGACGACGACCAGAACATGAGTGGACCCCAATGGATGTCGCTGCAGAGTTTTCTTATCGTGTCGGTAGGAAGTACCCCCTACTCCCTGGAACAGTTAGCGTCAAACAACTTAGCGGAGCCCTTGCCAAGTTTAGAAAGCAATATGACACCAACGCTCTAATTGAGTTAGAGTTGCTTCGACTCTTTATGGCAGATGAGCGAAACTTTCAAAACATTGGTGATGAAGCCCCAATGCTGTATAAGATGTTCCTTGCTTCTTTTGGCAAGAAGATGAACCAAGCCAGAGAAAATCTTGGTTTAAATAAAATTAACGCCCCAATTGATACAGCAGTTAAGATGGGGACGTTACAAGCAAGCGATGGACGTACTTTCCAGAATTCACTTTCTGGTAGAGCACAACTAGCAAGATACGAAAAACGACTAAAGGAGAATGCAAATGGCTAAAAAAGTAGTAAAGACATTTACTGCAAATCTAAACAAGAACACCGAAAAGGGTGGCGCATGGTTAGCAACTGTAAACATTTCTGATGCTGAAGGAAATGTAGGGCTTATTTATCAAGCCGCATGGTCAAACGCATCAGCGGGCAAGCGTTGGGTCAAGAGCCAAGTTCAAGCACTTACACCACGCAAGAGTGTGAAGATGATTGCAGGCGAAGGCAAAGATGCAAAGGGCAAGCCAACTTCATTTGTCGGTGTTGTAACTTTTAAATCGGAGTAACTTTGTTTAGGGACGGTGCAAAAATTGAAGAATTACAAGAACCTGTAATCCTTACTGTTAAGACTAGATGCCCAAGTAAATGGCGTCTTATAGATATAGAAAATGGCCGTGTATTTATTGGGAACTCTGTTGGAACTTGGATAGAGATGTCTGAAGTAATAGATGCTTGAATTTAGTTTCTTCTGCCCTTCCTGTAAAGAGAAGGTTCACGGCGTTGCAACTGAGCGAGGTAGTATGGATTTAGATTTACGGTGTTACTCTTGTAATACCGATTGGGAAAAGGTAATTGTAGACAGGGGGGAATGATGAAGGATAGATTAGTTTATCCAACTGATAACAAAGCACTCAGATTTTTTGGCGACGTGATGTTAACTATTGGTCAGTGGTTTATGAACATAGGAATTCGTTACGGCGGATTATATGAGGTTGAGTTTGAAGACGACGATGTATGACATCAATCAACTATCTGCTCTAAAGAAGCACTGGTTACTTCGTAACTCAAATATCCCACGTCGCTTTCTCGGCCTTGAGCCACAAGACCTTGTGGACAGAGCGGGATCCTTTCCTGACGAGGTGACTACGTGGATTGATGACTGTGTTAGCGGTCAGATCATTAAACAGATTGGCAACATAGGAGTTAATGGTGTTGGTCTTCTATTTGATGGCGGACCTGGAATTGGTAAGACCACCCACGCAGTAGTTGCCGCTATGGAGTTTGTCAGAAGACTTCCAGACAACGATGCAGAGGCTGCAAAGGTATTGGGCATGAGTTCATCTGACTTTGGTATTGGGGCAAGACCCGTGTACTACATGACCTATCCAGAGTTCTTATCTAGAAAGAAATCAACTTTTGATTCTGACTTTGATGATAAGAAGCAGGCCGTCTATGAGATAGATGGCTTTCATGGCAGATCTAAGTTTGATTGGTTAAATGTAAGAATTCTTGTAATTGATGATCTAGGAAAAGAGTATGGTTCAAAGTACGATGACACATCTTTTGATGAGATACTTAGACTTAGATACGACAAGGCTCTGCCAACAATTGTCACCACCAATGTACGTCTAGAGAATTGGGAAGCAGAGTACAAGGAAGCGATGGCAAGTTTTGCCCACGAAGCCTTTATTAGAGTTCCTATAGTCGGCGCAGATTTAAGAGCAGCACAATGAAGGGGATGAGTATGGAGAGTCCTTGGAGGACAGTGCAACTATTTATCTCCTCTCAGGCTGCTGGTATTTTTGAAGTTGAGGTTGATACTAAAACAAAAAAGATTAGATGCAACTGTCCCGTATGGAAAAAGACTCTCTTGTGCAAGCACGTCTCTTTTGTAAACAATAAGATGCTCATGAATAAAGGACACTACTCAATACTTGTTCCAAGTGAAGTTCCAGAGG